ATATAGGTGTTGGGCGTCGGCGGATGCTGACGCCACACTACCGGTTGGCCTACATACCAACGGGATCGCATAGCGGGGGCAATGGCCAACGCGTGATCAATGATCAACGCGACATCCCCCCTTCTAGACGCAGACGTCCCGACTGCCACTACACGTCTTGTCAAGACAAAAATACTACATAGCAAGGCAAGCATACAAACACAAACAAGACTAACAAGCAAAATGAATAGTAAAAGAGAATACAAATAGGGCATACAAAAACAAACAAGACTAACAAGCAAAATGAATAGCAAGAGAGAGAACAAGAAATAAAACGAAATAACAAAAATGTCGATGAAAAGTAGACCGCAAGGCCTACACGCCGACTCTCCCGGGCCGATCTCCAACAGCTGACTCCAAGTTGCTCAACGCTGACATGCAAGTCCGTTCATGGGCTGTCATACGACCGTCTAAGTTCGTCAGACGCTCCAACGTATTTCCCCGGCGGCCTCTCCTGTCTTCCGCTTCAGCTCGTAGGATGTCCTCCAAGGCCAGTAAACGAATGCGTAGTTCAGTCATCTCTGCAGTGCTCCCACCGCCACGGCGCCATAGTATCCATATTGCCACGCCACACGCAGCAAACGCCATCAGCATTCCTCCCCACAGCTCGTATGGATATTGCCGCAGGCCTTGCGCTCCGTCTCGTCTTTCCTTGTCGCCTTCTTCAAGAGCCCTAACAGTCTTACCAAAATCATTAGCACCAGTTTTGCCGCTGGCTATGCGCTTCAAGGACGTCTCCAATGACGTCTGGAGCGATGAGTTGACCGAACGCCCGTCCGCGTCTGTGCTCACGTCACCCGGGTCCTGCGCCACGGCCCAGTTCACCCCTCGCAGTCGAGGCATAAAGATGCTGGCGTTCCGAGTAGACACTGTAGAAAATTTTTGGCTGGATTGTAAAATCCATTCGTCTGTCTGGATCGAGCATCCACGAGGAATTTCCACAATGCCGACAGAAGGCAGTACCGCTTTCGGATGATTCCGCATGTCCACTTGCTGAGGGCAGGCCATCACGAGTGATTGTGGTTTACTCATAGACACCGCCCACTGGCGTTGTCCCAAGTAAATGGCCTCCGGGCCTCTCCATTCAACTACAATTTGGTCACATTCATTTTTTTTCTTTTCAGAATCTTGTAAGAATAGCGCCATTGCGCAGGTCTTCTTAAAGTTCTTGCGGTAGATGGCTCTACTAGGTGGACAAACAGAGCCCGACCGACCTTGACAGACCCGGACTTCGGACTCCGTTAACCCCATAAAAGTCTGACGGTCCTTTCCAACGGCCAGAAACGCGGGCATTGGCGCGTAGCGTAACCCAATATTCCCGGCCGTGCTGAATACAGGCAAGACAAAAATTTCATACAACTCAAAAGATTGTGTAACTTCAATAATAGGCAGGTGGATGAATAGTCGCAGTCCGTTTTTTGTTGCAGCCGAAACGACTTGCGCCTCCTGGTATGCCCTCCACAGATCACCGGTCTGTAGGGCTGGCGTAAGGTCCCAACCGGTCGTCAGTCTCGACCGAATGTCCTTGAGCACAATCCGCAGCTGACTGGGTGGAAATAATTCAGGGGGTAGCTTACCATTTGCCAGTAGTGCTAGACCGACGCTGACGTCCTCCAACGTCATCCTCACCCAGTCCATAGTCTGTTGGGCAGTCCGAAATGCGTCGTCTATTCTCGCCCCCAAGAGCATCTGACGTTCCAGGGAGGACACAGTCTCAACGATGTTCACCTTCCACCAGTTGAATTCTTTCTCCAGGGACAAGTGGGCTTTGTTCAATTGTTGCATGACGAGGACGTGTTCACCTAGCTCCCGCCAGGTCTCGTTCACGAGGGTTGCTTGTTGCGCCACGGCGTGGATGATTCCTGTCGTCTCGCGTCCCAGGGCTTGTAACTGTCCGTTCAGTCCATCCAAATCGCGTCCGGTGGCCACTCCAAATAGCCACTGTAGCGCTGTACCTCCAGCATCAACCAGGCCTCGTTTGCTCCGTTTTTCCGGTCCAACCAGTGCCTCTCGTAGCGTCTGATAGCGTCCGTTCACTACTTTCAGAAGTTCCAGTCCTTCCATTGCTCGGTCTTTCACCCTGGTGCGTAGATGCTCGCTTTTTACCTCCGTTACACCCTTGCCCTCATTCGCCATTACCGAAAACCAGCGACGCAGTGCGGTGATCGCGGTTTCAATGGACCCGAGGGAGACATCTGTCACCACCACCCATTCCGAGTCACTGAAAAAAATTTCCCCTTGAAACTTAAAGACCACTCCGTCCTTCACAAACGACTCGCGATGCATCCCCTGGCTCGGCTGTACCCCCATGAGGGGTCCGAGTAGGCCCAGCAGCAGAAGAAGAGCCCCAACTGCTGATGCTTCACCCGAAGGTCCGAACCGGTCCGGAGCCCTCCGCGTTCGCGTAGATCGCCGCAGTGTGGCTCCCTCCGTCTCCGGGTAACTACGTGTCCCAGCCTCCTCCTGTTGTCCTTGGTCAGCCGAGGTCTCCACTGCGCGTTCTTTGGGTCGCCCAGTCTCCACTTGTGTAGCCGCTCCGACGTACCCGCTGCTTTTCCCAAGGGGCCTGGGCACAGTCCTTCCCGTCACTCCTGTCATCTCGTTATTCTGTCCATTTTCAGTCACCGTCCATTCTCCGTTCCTCACAAATCTCTTGATCCTTACGACGTGTGCAAGCTCCTTCTGCTTACTTCTTGGCTTCTTCACTACGTAGTTGAGCGCCGATGCGCGACGAACCACTACATAGGGCCCTAACCAACGATGCAGCAGTTTTTCAGACCGCCCAACCTTTCGAAAAGGTTTGTACACGAGTACCTCTTCTCCAGGGATGAATTCTAGGGCTTCCCTGTGCTTTGCGTCGTAGCGCTCCTTTTGGCGTTCTTGTACCTGCTCCAAACGCGTTCTTACCTCCTCTCTCGCCGTCTCCAAATTTCGGGCTACTATGAGTGGGTCATTAGACCCGATTGAAGGTCTTGCCCCTATAGCCACATCCACTGGCAACCTCGCCTCTCGCCCATAGGTGAGATAAAACGGAGTTCTTCCCGTCGACTCCTGCCTGCTGGAGTTGTAGGCGAACGTAACGTACGGTAGAATCTCGTCCCAGTTGGTGTGGGTGCTGTTGATGTACATCGACAGCATATCCGCCAGCGTATGGTTTAGCCGCTCCACTAGCCCATTAGCCTGCGGGTGATACGGCGTCGTGGTCCTGTGGTCAACTTCCATGAGTCGCATTATCTCTTTGGTGAAATCCGCAATAAAGCACTTGCCACAGTCTGTCACTACACTCTCCGGTGCGCCATGGCGCAGTACGATGTCCTCGACGAAAAATTCAGCCGCTTCGCGCGCCGTTGCTGTTCGCATAGCCCGGGTTTCCGCCCATTTCGTCAGATAGTCCACTGCGACGATAATGTTCACATTGCCGCCCGTAGTTACAGGAAACGGACCCAACACATCAATGCCCACTTTCTGAAATGGTCGTTCCACCCGAATAACTTCCATTAATCCTTGTGGTTCTTTAGGGGGGCACTTCCTGGTTTGACAAAGTGTACATGACCTCACATAGTTCATCACATGATGCACCATCCGTGGCCAGTAGTATCTTTCTGTAATCCGGTTTATGGTCCGTGTCATCCCGAGGTGTGCTGCCCATTTGTCCCCGTGGCACGAATCCAATATCTCCTTCCGCTGCTCTGGTGGGACACAAAGTCGTAGGCGCATACCTTGTTTACCCAACGTGCGTACATGCAACAACCCGTTGGATACAACAAAGTTCTTGTGCGCTCGACCCTCTCGCTTCTCCAACTGCATGAATATTTTTCGCCACTTCGGTACGGCTTCCTGACGCTCCCTTGTCCGGTGACGCTCTGTTTCCAAGGCTGCAGAAAAGACCGGCAACAAATCGTCCTCGTCGTCGTCCTCCCCTTTGGTGGTTACCGGGTATCGAGACAGCGCATCCGCGTCCTCATGCAGCCGACCACTCTTGTAAACAATCTGAGGCTGGTACACCTGTACGGAAAGCGCCCATCGTGCTAAGCGGCCCGCTAGGTCTTTCTTGGTGATCAACCAACAAAGAGCGTGATGGTCGGTTACCACCTTTACCTCTGCTCCCCAGATGTAGCTGTGGAACTTTTTAACAGCCCACACAAGCGCCAGACACTCCTTCTCGGTAATGGAATAGTTACGTTCAGCTTTTGTCAGCAGTCGGCTCGCGAAAGCGATTGGTCTCTCCCCCTCCACAGTTTTCTGGACCAATGCCGCCCCAATCCCGTAGTCGCAAGCGTCGGGGTGGATCTCAAACGGTTTTGAATTGTCGGGGTGGGCCAGCCGAGTGGCCTCCTCTAGCGCCTTCTTTAAAGCCTGAAAGCTCTTTTCGGCGTCTTCTTCCCATTGCATAGGTCCTTTTGCCCCAACCAGATCATGGAGTGGCTTGGCCGTCATCGCGAACCCTCTGACATATCTCCTGTAGTAAGATAAAAATCCAAGGAATGCTCGCAGAGCTTTAATTTGTTTTGCGTGGCTCGTCTCCAGTGTCGGGCGCGGGAAATCACGAACCGCCTGTATTTTCTCGGGGTCCGGTGAGACACCGTGTTTGTCGACGATGTGTCCCAGCGCCTTCAGCGAGGGTCGGGCAAATTCACATTTATCCAATTTTACCATTAAATTTGCGCCTCGCAACCGGTCCAATACCAATCGCAACCCGTGAACGTGTTCCTCGAATGTCCGCGAGTATACAATTATGTCGTCCAAGTAGACCAGACAGGTAGTCCATTTAAGACCACTCAGCACCACATCCATCATCCTCTGGAATGTTCCGGGAGCTGAACATAGCCCCATGGCCATAACTTTAAATTGGTACAGGCCGTCCGCTGTCACAAACGCTGTTTTGGGACGATCCGCTTCCTTAATGGGGACCTGCCAGTACCCGGACTGTAAATCCATGATCGAGAAGAATGCCGCCCCTTCCAGGCGAGCCAACGTCTCCTCAATGCGGGGTAATGGGTACACGTCACTGATGGTCACCGCGTTTAGGCGTCTGTAATCCACGCAGAACCTCCAGGTCCCGTCCTTTTTTAGCACGAGTAGCACACCCGCTCCCCACGGGCTGTTCGACGGTTCAATCACCCCGGCCTCTTCCATCTCCCTACACTGTTCTTCAACTATTACTCGCTCTCTCCATGCTCTGGCGTTCGGCGCTTGTCGAATGGGTTTGGCGTCCCCTGTCTCGATTGTGTGTTCTGCTGCCGTGCACTTTCCTAGTTTGTCCCCCTTTCGCGCAAATCGGTCGTCGTACTCCAAGAGAGCTTGCAAAATTTTCTTCCGCTGACTCGGACTCAGCCCTTCAAAGATCTTTTTGTCGAAGTCTTGCCCTCTGGCACTGCTGTCTTCTTCCTCTGCCATTACTCCCGCGATCATTGCTTCCGGTGAGTCCTCATCCGCTATCTTGTCTATTTCGTGGATCTTCCCTAGCACCACTCCGGCCTCCAGCCACTGTTGCTGTTCTGATAGATTGGTGATTGCTATTTGCTTCAGCACCCCTATGGTGCTCAACACCGCCTTCCCAGTCGAGAGGCATTTCGAGGCCAGCAGTTTCTCCGACGGCTCGACCAGCACGCAGTCCCCATATTTCGTCAGCTCCAGGGGTCTGATCGCTACTACCTTTAGGGATCTGGCCGGTACCCAGCAACCGGTCTGCATCCTTAGTTTTGGGCCACTCTCTGCCCTCTCTTCCGCTATCGCCCCGATGGGCATTTCGCCGATGAATATTTCAGGTAGTGCACCAATCTTCAGTCTTGTTCCAAGTTTTTCCAATAGATCCTTCCCTAACAGCAGGTCTATATCTCCGTCCAGCACAAGTGCCTCTCCCTCTACTCTGGTCTCTCCGTCCGAAATCACCAGTTGAGCGGCTCCTCCTGGAATGATTTCCTTCCCGTCCACTGAGACTAAGCGATTCGCACTCCATGGTCTCACTGTTAGCTTAAGTTCTCCCACTAGCTTTGGGGAACACACGGATACCGCTGCCCCCGTGTCGATCACGGCCGGGATGCGTCTTCCTCCACACAAGACATCTTGGACCACCAAACGTTTAAAGTCAATTTTCAGTACTGGCCATACCTTCTCCTCGGTGTTCCTGTCCGCCGTCCCGACTAGACCAATCAGTTGTCGACCCGCACCGTTCTGTCTCTGCTGGGGCGGAGGTCCGTGTTGTTGCTGTTGTTGTTGTTGTCCTCCAGGGCAGAACCGTTGAATGTGCCCGGCTCCGCCGCAGCCATAGCACACGATCTGGCCATCCGGGGTCCGCCCAAAGTCCATCTGCTGCTGCCGATTGGACCTCGGGCAATCCCTCATGACATGACCCTCCGTCCCGCACTTGCCGCACACCGGCCTCCCGTCCGGAGTCCATTTCAGATTGACGGGTCGTCTACCTTGTCTCTGCCAGGGCGGTCCTCGTTGGGCGTCGCCGGTCTTCCACCCCTGCTGAGGTGGGTTTTCCGGTTTTTTCGCTGCTACCGCTCCAAGCAAATCTTCCACCATCCGCTCCAGTCGGTCCATCCGCTCTTCCTTCGCCGGCGGTGCTGTTTCACCCAGCACACCCAGAGCCCACACCTCGCTCCGCGATGTGAGTTCTTCGAGCCTTTTTACTTCCTCCAGGAATCCGTCGCAGGTTGTAGGTTTAAGGCTCCAGAGTTTCTCGATGACACTCGGCTTTAGTCCTCTCCAGAGGCATTTCAGCTTTTCGGCCTCCACCATCCGTGGATTCACTCTTCGACAGAGGTCCAGTACATCGTAGTAGTACTCCCTTGTTGTTTCTTCTGCTCCCTGCTTCCGAGCCCTCAGTTTTTCCTCATTGTAATCATCTTGATTTACTGGCCGGAACTGCCCCAAGATCTGGGTCTTCATCCCTGGGGTGGCCGGGGGACCTGCTTGGTCCTGCCATTCGTTCGCCAGTTGCCCTGCTGCGTCCTTGTAGGTAAACCACTTAAGTGCAGCTCCGGAGAGCGACATCTCGACGTGGTCCCGCAGGGCGTCATCTCCCCATCGGTTGTATCTTCCTATTCGCTCGTAACGGTGCATCCACTGCACGACGTCCTCGTCCTTCCCCCCTGTGAACACAGGGGGGGACTGGAATTTAATTTGCGCTGCCATCGCCGCCACTGGTTGTGGCCGCGGCTGTCGCCGCTGTCCAGTTCCTGCGCTCCCGCGGTTGTTGGCGGCCCGCAGACGTCCACTGAGGATCGAAGACCGCCTCCGGAAGTCCGAGTAATCCCACGCTGGCTGTTCGCTCACGTCGTCGTCCTCGACGTCCTCCCACTGCTCTGTATCTTCTTCACTGAGCGAAATCTGATGCCCCCCGTGTGCAGAAAGGGGCTGCGTTTCGGGCTGCGTCTCTTCTACCTCCTCCTGATCTGCTCGTGCCACAAAGCGTCCGCTTGCGTCTCTGCTTCTCTCGTAATAACCGATGTTCCTCGACCTTCTCATTCGTTACACCGCGCTAGCCAGCATAACAAAACGACACCGTTTGTTGTAGATCGCGGCGTGACATACAGTTTCTAAGTCATACAGTTCGCTCTTACACTCACATGTATGCGCACACAAAAAAACGGCATAAAACAAAGTTCAACTAGTCACTGACCATTCCGACTTGCTCATGCACTACACCGCGCAAACCAACACAACACAGAACGACACCGTTTGTTGTAGATCGCGGTACGTTATACAGTCACCACGTCCCTCCACGTGCTTATTCTCACTAGCACGAAAAAATCCAAAAACCAGTTCACTCTAATCACTGACAAGTCCCCCCGTTTCCACTAGTCACTCTCAGTCCGTTCATCCCTAGTTTCACTACCACAAAAGCGACCCCAGGTCTTGCACGCGCCAACAAAATAACTCGCTGCTCACTGTGCGCTTCCTACAACGACCCCGTTTCGCGGACAAAAGGCTCACGCTTTTTCCCTCAACGTGCGTTTTTTACCAAGCGACCCCAGGTCTTGCCCGCGGCCAAAAAAAGCTCGCTGCTCACTGTGCGCTTATACCCAACACTTCCACGCTCGCCTACCTGCAGTATACACGCGCACTGAGATCTTACTAGTAGTGTTCGATCTTTCCACCCCTAAGTAGCTCGTCACCGATGGTTTCTGACCTCCGAAAGCTTAACCGCCGGCTAGTCACACCACTCAATAAGCAACTCGTCCAAACAATAAGGGTGAAAATTCGCACTTACCAGCACTGCATCTCCACCATGTAACGTGCTAACGTATATTCTCCTGACTCCTGCACTAGAACGACCACGATACAAGTGTAGCTACATGGTTATATAGGTGTTGGGCGTCGGCGGATGCTGACGCCACACTACCGGTTGGCCTACATACCAACGGGATCGCATAGCGGGGGCAATGGCCAACGCGTGATCAATGATCAACGCGACA